AGACAATCTCGTGTGCAAGTCATCACTGACTTCACATGGGTTTGCCTGCCCCCTAACGGCTTGATATCCGTAGGCAGCAGAGCTTGGACATTCCAGTCCAAATTACTTTGCAAGTAGTCCGTAAATTAATACAGACATGTTAGAAATCCGAATAACAGATATCCTTGATTGGATAAACTCTAATTGGTTTTCTAGCTTACCTGCTGGAGAGCGTGATTCAATAACACGATCCTGGCTTCAACTTGTTGATACCTGGATTTCCTGTTCTGGAATCTCTCCTACTATTAAACGTATAAAATTTATGCGTTTAATAGTTACCAGATACCTTTGTGGTAGACCTCTTATGGTCAACGATCTTATGATCGGTGTCGATAAGGAGGGTTTTCCCACATCCATTCATTTTATGAAAGGATGGATTGATTCTGGTGAGCCTGATAAACGTAGATTTATTCTAACGTTACTCCTGGTTTCCAGGACGTTATCTGGACCTGGTAAAATAGATTATTCTACCATTTCAGATCCTTTTAAAGGTAAATATAAAACTTTACCAAAAGAGTTCATTGACACTTTTGTTAAAGATTACACTTTACCCTTTGAGGATAATAAATTAACTATATCAGACTTCTTTCTTAACCTTAAATCAGGTCCATTGTCAGGTCCAGCTATATTGAAAGCTCACTTGGCTACCAGATTTTATACTGGTCGGAACCTTTGGAGTCTTACCAACTTCTTAGGAACTGATGGAATGCGATGGTTTAAAGAACTATTCCTATCTGTAAGAGTTAAACCTCATGCAGCTAGAAATAGAAAGCTTCATATCATCCATGATCCTGAGTGTAAAGAAAGAGTTATAGCCATTTTTGACTATATCTCTCAACTAGCTTTTGAGCCATTATCAAAATATTTATTTAATGTTTTGAGAAATATCCCACAAGATAGAACTTTTACTCAAGATCCCTTTATTTCGGATAAGAGAGAAGGGGAATTGTATCACTCATTAGATTTGAGTGCAGCTACAGATAGATTTCCCATCGATCTTCAAGTCGATGTGATTGATTCTATTGAACGTAACTCTCCTAGGGTTTACCGTGGAATTGGTAAATCTTGGAAGTCATTAATGGTTTCAGAACCATTCTTAACTCCTGAAGGACAACTTATTAAATATGAAGTTGGCCAACCAATGGGAGCCCGTTCATCATGGGCCGCTTTTACACTTTCACATCATTGTGTTGTGCAATTTGCAGCATATGAATGTAACTGTTATCCTTTTTCAGAATATATACTTCTAGGTGATGATATCGTTATTTATAACGATAAAGTTGCAGAGAAGTATAAAGAGATTATATCAGATCTTGGAGTAGATTGCTCTCCTTCAAAATCTCATATTTCTCCAAATACTTATGAGTTCGCGAAACGTTGGTTCCAAGATGGAATTGAAATTTCACCGATCCCATATAAAGGATTTGTTTTGAATTGGGATAAACCTATTTTATTATTTCAAGATATATTAAGTCTTGTTTATAATAATAGAGGTCCTAAATCTGTAATTAACTCTGTTTCGTTGGGTATTGATTTACTCAGACGTCTAGGTTATACTAGATCTCAAGTAAAACACTACTCAAGTATGTTCGAGGATATACGATTTACCTATCGTGCTACTCTCGAATATCCAGATTATGAGCTTATAAGAAACTTTCTTTGTAAGTCATCATCTCGAAATGAGTATATTATACCATTTTCTGAAGCAACCCTATTAAATGAATTTAATCGGACTTCATCAATGGTGGTAAGTGGTATGGTAATGAGCATATCAAATAACCTTTCTAAGTACTATTCAGTATTTAAAGAGAAATTTGATGGCTTTATTACTTCTCCAATTGTAGAATTAAGTAAGCCTGGGTTAATAGATAAACATCCATTAACTTTCGCTCTTTATACATCTATCTGTAATTTCAGTCAGATGAATAAAGATCTTAATTATACTTATGATTTAAACAAACAGTTGATGACTGTTACTGTTTTAGATCTTGAGAAGTTACAATTACAATCAAGGACTGCTGTGGACATGATGTTCACATACAGAACCTTTGCTCGTAAATTGAGACTTCAATTGGAGCATGACCCGTTCATGATCATAGCCAAAGCACAAACAATGCGTTTTGGACGTTCTCTTCTCGATATTAAATTCGGGTTTGAACGTGATAATCCTATGATTAAAACAGGTTTGCTAATTAACCCTTTAGACTTATCTAGTCTAGAAGAAGGCTAACGCCGGGCCTGTCATATGGGCTCCATTATGAAGCATATGAGGAGGCAAGTAATAAGAACTCATCAAGTCTTATTTCTTGTTGACCAGG